TAGATTGATTTCTTACATATGCCTTGAGTTCATTTCGATATTTACTGGAAACTCTTTTTGGTTTCTTGGGTGGATTGCATTGACTTTGTGGCTTTATCTCAATTATAAACTTTTTATACTGCCCAGTTTTAGTCAATACTTTTGCATAAAAATCCACAAAATATCGTCTAGTTCTTTTTTCAACTGGATTATAATATAGAATAACTATATTTTCAGAGCCCCACTCAACAACACTTGGATTATTGTCTAAATACTTCATATATCGAAGCTCCCACGTTGAGCGATACTCACACTCCTGAAGATCAGCAACATATTTTTCTTTATTTTTGACCTTATATTTACCAACTCTAGGATATTTTCTCATATATGTATTATAAATATAGTTATATTCATGTTATTTATAAAGGAAACAAGAAATGGCAAAGAGAGCAAAGGGAATATCAGATTTTTACAATACAAATAAGAAGTCATTTGCACGGCCAAGTTTATTCCAAGCAATTATAAGTAGGGCTAATGGTAGTCCAGCTCCTGATATTCTAACAGTTAATTGTTTTCAGGCTACAGTTCCGGGTCTTTCTATCGCAACTACGGATAAAGATAAAGCATATCGTTCTACTGCATATCAGAAAATATATGAAGATATAGAATTAGGATTTTATTGTGGTAATGATATGGAAGAATTACAATTTTTGCAGGGCTGGATGAACGAGATAATTAATCCAGCTGATAATCATGTTGCATATTATGAAAATTATGCAGAAAAGAATCAGATTGATATTATAAATTTAAGTACCAAAGGTCCTAATGTAAGTGGTGATGTAATAAAGAAAACAGGAAAAGCAGCTATTGAACAAATTGGTTTGCAAACAGGTTCTATGCTTTTGGATGCAGCTGACAATGAGAAAATTCTTGTTACAAGTATAATGGAAGCTTTTCCAAAACAAATAAGTACATTACCAATGGATTTTGGAACAACTAATGATATTTTAAAAGTAACAGCAACTTTTACTTATAGATATTATACACAAGAATTTGTAGCAAACAAATCAAAAGAGTTAAGTGCAATAGATAGAAATATGAAATTTCTTGCAAAAAATCTTAGACATTTAGGAAAAAAAGGAATTCCACTTGACAATGGTTTAATACATACTCTTTCTAAACAAGAAAGATTTGACAAATATGATGGTGAGAATAGTCCTGTTGAATTTACATTTGATGATACAGGAGAGATGGACGGTCCATAGGTGTATGGATCAACTAATATTATTTTAATAACAATATCATTTTATATTAAGGAGTTAATGAAATGGGATTACCACAACTTTCAGTACCAGAGTACACTTTAAAATTACCTTCAGATGGTAAAGAAATAACATATAGACCTTTTTTGGTTAAAGAAGAAAAATTACTTCTGATAGCAATGGAATCGGAAGATGAAGAACAAATATTAAGAGCAACTAAAAGAGTAATACAAAGTTGTGTCCATCAAAATCTTGATGTTGACAATATGCCGACATTTGATTTTGAATATGTATTTTTATGGTTAAGAGCTAAAGCAAAGGGTGAAGAAATTAATTTAAAATATAAATGTCCTAAATGTGATGGTGAAATACCATTAGTAATAAATATTGAAGATATAAAAATTAAAAAAACTAAAAGTCATTCAACAAAAATTGAATTAACAGATAATCTAGGGGTAGTTCTTAAATATCCTAGTTTATCGTTACAAGTTAAAATTGATAATCATAAGTTTGAATCTGATATAGAAAAAATATTTAAAACTGTATTATGTTGTATAGATTTTATATATGATGCAAAAGAAACATACTCTACTAAAGATCATACAGAAAAAGAATTAACAGATTTTCTTGAATCTTTAACAGATGTTCAATTTCAAAAATTATCACAATTTTTTGAAACAATGCCAAGTTTAAAACATAATGATACTTTGGTATGTAAAAATAAAGTAAAGGGTGAAGGTAAAAAGAAAGATAAAGATTGTGGATATACTGAAAATATAGTTTTGGAGGGCCTTCAGTCTTTTTTCGACTAAGCCTCTGTGATGAGTCTCTTGGAAATATGATGAGTACAAATTTTCAATTAATGCAACATCATAAATATTCTCTTTCTGATATAGAGAACATGCTTCCATGGGAAAGATTAGTTTATTTAAGTTTATTGATAAACTTTGTTACAGAGGAAAATGAACGTATGAAACAACATCAACAACAACAAGGATAGACAAAATGCCAGAAGATACAATGACAGCTACAAGACTTGGAAAAAATCAAACTCCAGCTTTGCTTAACGCAATGACAAAAGCTCTTGTTCCAACAAATATTGAATTAAAAAGACAATCCGCTTTGTTGGTGCAGATTTCAAAATCTAATAAAGTTAGTGCTGAAAATGCTATGGAAGGAAAGAGGGCGGCAAAAAAGGCGGCAAAGAATGAAGATAAACAAACTTCTTTGTTGCAGCGATTATTAAAATCAAAAGGCTTTGGTAAAGCAAAGGGAGGATTAGGAAGTTTTCTTGGCGACCATTGGGGAAAATTATTATTAGGTGGAGGTCTTGCTGCGTTATTGTTTGGAGGTGGTTTACCAGACAATATTAAAGATACTAAATTAGGAAAGGGGTTGGCGGATCTTGGAGCTCTTATTGGACTCGGTGCAATAGGATGGTTGGCAGGACCTGGAGCAATGTTAATTGCAGGACTTATGTATAAGTATCTAAGTGATGGCGACCCATCATCTATTACTCAATACTCAAGGAGGATCGTTAATAAAACCGGCCAAACGAAATCTGGAAACAAGGTTGATGAAGAATGGAAAAAAGGAAAAAAGGACCGGCAGCAACGACAGAGGGAGAGGCAAGAGAGGCGAGAACAACACCGTAAAAATACAGAGCAAGCTAGGAAAGATAGAGAGGCGAGAAGGCAAAGAATGAATCAAGCTCGTGAAGAAGCTCGAAACAGAAATGCGGAGAAACTCAGGAAGGAGGAACAACGAAAAGCTGAGAAACAAAGACAGAACCAGAGAAAAATCAATGACGCCATGGAGAAGAACCGGAAAGAGAACGAAGCCAAACGAAAAGCCGCAAGAGGGCGTGAAAAAGTAGCAAACCGACAAAACAGATTTCAGACCAACAGACAAGGCCAGCATGTTAGCTTTGGCAAAAACAAAGTAATTCCGTTTCAAAAAGCACCTCTGGTAGGTACCAAAGGAGGTGCCTTTAGAACGTATGCTGGAACAGCGCCTTTGCCTAAAACACCACCGCCAATGCCAACCAAATCAGATGGAATAAAAGGCGCATTTCGCAGAATAGCTGACGCAATGAGAAAAGGTGGGGCGGTTGGTCGTGTATTTAGTGGGCAGGGATCTGCAATCGGTATGACTCTGGCAGGGGTAGGTCAAGCGGCGTTGGAAACATGGATGAATACTGAGGATGGTCGAATATATATGGAGGAGTGGGGTATAACAAGAGATGAAATGCACGCACATTTAAAAGAAGAGGCCGTTAAAGGATATAGAGCAAACAGTCCAACTCATAATGAGGTAAAAAGAAAAGAAGAAGAATATAGAAAGACATTAGAAAAACAAGAAGGTACTGAAGCTTATAGACTAAAACAATTACAAAAACAAAAACAAGGGCCAACTTTTGTAGAGAAACTCCAAAATATGTGGAAGTGGGGAAAAAATAAATGGCATAAAATAACAGATGCTGGTGATACACGCTCATTGGATGATGTTGACTTACGATTATTAAGCGGTGGTATTGCAGAACAGGAATCAAGAGGAAAACGAACAGCACAGGACCCTCAAGGATATTTAGCTGAAAATAGTCTTGGTTATCTTGGAAAATATCAGATGGGTATTGGAGTATTAGAGGACCTTGGAATAATGAAAAGAGGTTCTTATGCTGCTATGAAAAAAGAGGGTCATAAAAAAATAATCAATAATCCTAAGTATTGGAATGAGGGATACTCTAAAACAAAGTTTTTAGAAGATGGAGGTTTACAAGAAAAATTACAGATGAAAATGTTAGACATAAAAAGGAAAGAATTAAAAAGAATTGTAGATGAAGAAAAACCTGGCGGAAAAGGATGGAACGATTTACACGTTGAAACAAAAAAATATTTAGTAGGTATGTCTCATATTTCGGGTGCAGAAGGTGCTGCACAAGTTCATTTTGGATTCGGTCGTAAAGGTGGAGGTAAAAGAACCGCTGACGCATATGGTACACAATATGATAAGTATGGTAAAGCAGTTGTCTCTAGCGGATATAGTAATCCAATGACGAATATCAATATGACTGGAAATGCGCGCGCTGTTATTTTAAATAATAATGGCGGTGGAGCAGTTCAAGAACTATTCAAGCAGAATGCGGCCAATCGACAAAATGGACAATCTCCTAATATTAATATTATTAATAAGGGTGGTGCTGGACAATCAGCTGTTACGCCAATGGTGCCTCAAGGAGCACAGAATCCGTCAGCTGAGAATTTAGACAAACATTTGAATAAAAATCAATAACCAGATATAGAACTATGGCAAAGATAAGATGGTCAGATATAGAAGGGCAACAAGTTTCACAGTTTTTTCTTGGTGAAATGTATCAATTTGAATATGAAACATTTGAAGCAGATAAATATTATGATGCTTTTCCTGTAATTTTTGTTTTGCGTAGAAATCAAAAAAATAGAACAACTGGTGATAAATATATTGATGGTGTTAATTTTCATTATTACGACCTTCCAAGAAGAATTGAACTTTTTAGGTCAATGAGTCGTTTTTTTACTAATAAAATTCTTACAGATGAAGAAGAAGATGATGATGATTTAGATAATGTTATTGGAGAAATAACAAAAGTAACAACTACGAGTAAAACTCTTTCAGCTCGTATAGAAGCATTGAAAAATATAAAACAAATAAATACAGATGATCCTATTGCAAGAGCAATGAGTCAAATACCTGATGATACTTATTTAAGAGCTAGAGAGTATAGAAATCTTGTAATGGTTTCAAGAAAATTTAGAGCAGCAAAAGTTGCATATCGTAGATATAGTGTAGATAAAATTCGGTCAAAAATAATTAGAATAGAACCTAAACAATGGTACACAGCAGTTGTTGAAAGATCACAAAGATTCTTTACAAAAGATTTTGCAAAGATTAAAGGTCAAAGAGTTTGGCAAGAAACATTAATAAAACTTAGGAGATCAGTATAATGTCGCATCCAGACGATTTTTTGGGAATGAAATCCGGTAATGATTGGGGCCGAGCTTTAGATATAGCTGGTAACCCAGGAGAAATGAATCCTAAACAAACAATAGATAAAAATGAAGGATTGTTATTTCCTAAAGATTTACAAGATGGAAGATTTTATCCTGAAGCTATTTCTTTTTCAATATATGAACGTGCTGGATATAATTTTGAAGAATTTATAGATTGTGTTGTTCAAGGATATACTTCATCTGGTAATGGTTCAGTTGTTAAAGAAGCTACTAAAGCAGTGCCCACCGCTGAAAAAGTAGAAGCTTTAAAAGCTAATCAGCAAAGTAAAAGTATTGATGGAGGATTAGCTGATAAGGTAACCAGCGGTTGGAACTTTTTAAAGGATGTTGGCCAAGAGTTAGGAGATATTCCAAGTGATTTTAAAAGAGGTTGGGAAAAATTTCTGGCAGGCGGACCACGACCTAATGTAACCGGTCCAGCTGGGTCTGGTTTTCTAAACGCTTCAGATAGTATTCTCAATACAGCTTTCGGTGGTATAACAGTTGGGAATCAACTTGAGAAATTTAAAGGTGCTGCTTTAGCTGGTTTGGGAAACCTATCTGTTACTCAAAAGAAAAGATTGGTAGAAAAATTCAAAAATCCAACATCTCGTCTTGTACGGACTATTAAATTACAAATGCCAGAAAGTGTAATATTCAATGAACAAGTTGATTGGACTAGTACAGATTTAGGTTTAATTGGAGCTCTTAGAGATGGAGCCATCGGTCCTGCAACAGCTGCTGCAGCAGCTGGTAATGCTGGAAAAATGGTAGGTGGTGCAATAGGTGGACTTGTTGGTATGCTTCCTGGACTTGGTGGTGGAGCTGCTATGCTTGTTGGTAGTCTTTTGGGTGGTGAATCTGGAATAGCAGCTGGTATAGAAAGTTCATTTAATTTCAAAGCTAATCCATATAAAGAACAAGCATTTCAAGGTATGCCATTTAGACCATTTGAGTTTAATTTTATTTTTAGACCAAGAAGTGCTGAAGAAGCTCAAACAGCAAAACAAATTATTAATGAATTTAGAGCATATTCAAAACCGAGATATAAAGAAGGTACTGAGACTTCTGGTGTGTTTTCATATCCACATGAATTTAGAATAGAATTTTTGAGTTTAGACCCAAGTGGAAAAAGATATATAGCAAACAAAAATTTACCTGCAATAAAATATTGTATTTGTAAAGGTATAAATGTTAATTATTCACCTCAAGGTTGGAGAACATTACCTAATAGTTCATCAGTTGATATACAATTAACTTTATCATTTGAAGAAACAGAAATTGTTACACAAGAGGATGTTCAGGGTGAATCAAAATTTGGTGATTTTAAAGACCGAGAAAATATTGAATTTTAAAGGAACTTTCAATGGCTTATTTTAAATACTTTCCAGAAATAGTCTATGATGTTCGTGGTAAAAAAGATAATTTGCGTCTTGATTTTATCACGAATATTTTAGTTAGAGTTAGAAAAAAATTAGAAATTACTAATGCAGCTATATTTGAACAATATTTTGTAAGAGACGGTGATCGTGCAGATACACTTGCGTATCAATTTTATGATGATTCAACCCTTCATTGGATTATTTTGTATGCAAACTATATGACTAATCCATATTATGATTGGCCAATGACTTATTTTGATTTGCAGAAGTATATTGCAAAGAAATATGCAAATCCAAATGGTATTCATCATTACGAAGATGCCAATAGATATGAAGTGGATTCAGATGTACCTGGTGCTACAGCTATAACCAATTCTATATATGAAGAAACTTTGAATGATGAAAAAAGAACAATCAATATTATTAGGCCAGAGTATGTACCACAGATTGTTCGTGAATTTAAAAAATTAATGTAAGTGAGTTGTAATGGCTAAATCTACCCATAAATACGATATTAAGGTCAAAAGACTATCAATTAAAGGTTCTGGACAACCTATAGATATATCACCAGCTGTAACAGAATTGAGTATATTTGAAAGTATTTGGCATCCCTTTTTGACAGCACATATACGAATGTCAGATTCACATAATCTACATCAAAAACTTGATAATATGAGTGAAACTGCAACAGTTGATATAGATATTATAAATGCTGGTCTTGAAAGTCTCGCCGTTGATGAAAAAGACATATCTCTTAAACCACCCGTTTTTCATATCAATCAAACAAGTGCTAGAGCTATGACTGCTCCTAAGGCACAAAGTTATACTTTAGATTTAGTATCTGAATCATATAGAAATACCATAGATACTAGAATATCTGAAACATATAAGAGTATTTTAATCTCTGATATGGTGGATAATATATACAATAAGTATTTTAGAGGTATTGGGGATACAATAAATAGTGAACACAACTACGATATTACTTCTGAACCAACTGATAAAGTAGATACTCAACAATTTACAAATATTAGTCCATTAGCTGCAATTAATGACTTAGCAAAAAAAGCTGTTAGTGAAGATGGTGCAGTTAATTATCTTTTCTTTGAAACAATAAATCAGCATTTTTTTGTAAGTATAAACACTTTATTAAAAGACCAAGAAAAAGAAAATTTATTGCATTTTACATATAAACCAGGTGTTGATGATTCTACTGGTGTTGCACATATGAAAAAAAATGTAATTACAGTTGATAAAATGCAATTTCAACAACAGCCTAATCATGCAGATAAGATTGCGAATGGTACATATGGTTCAAAACTTATTACACATGATATTGTTACAAAAGTAATAAGACAACATGATTTTAATATGTTTCCTAGATGGTCTAAATTAAATCATTGTGGCGACCATCCTCCAACTTCTAATTCAGCAGTAGAAACAGCTGCTGCTGGAACTCCGAGATTACAACTTGCACCAGGAGGAAGTGCAACAACTTCAAAACTTATTGGAGATCAAAGTGATAGTAATATAGTATATATGCCTAAGCACGACCAAATGTATTGTAACACATATACAGAACAATATGATAATAATGTTGAAAATTGGTATTTGCAAAGAAATAGTGATATTTCATTATTTACAAATGGTACTATGATTACACTTGAAACAAGTGGACATACTGGTATAAGAGTTGGAATGGTTATATGGTTAGAATTATTATCACCAGAAGTAACTGATGGTGATAAAAAGACTGATAAAATTATAGATAAAAGATTATCTGGAAAATGGTTAGTTACTTCAATTAAACATATTATTGGAAGTATTGGTAAAACAGAAGGTACAACATATAATATGATTATAGAAGTTACAAGAGATGGTGTTTCTGCTTGTGTACCAGATAGAGAATCACGGAAGGAAGAATAATTATGTTTGGTAATTTCGTATGGTGGGAAGGGGTCGTTGAAGATAGAATAGACCCATTAAAGCTTGGTAGATGTAGAGTGCGTATTCTTGGGTATCACACTAACAATAAAGCGAGTGGTACTGGAATACCAACTGAAAATTTACCTTGGGCTACTCCAATGCAACCAGTTACATCTGCAGCTATGAATGGAGTTGGTACGACACCGTTAGGCCCAGTTGAAGGTACTTGGGTATTTGGTTTTTTTCGTGATAGCAAAGATGCACAAGACCCTGTTATGCTTGGTACAGTAGGTGGTATTCCACAAGAACCAGCTGATCCACAACTAGGCTTTAATGACCCAAATGGTAGATACCCATTACAAACTCATATAGGAGAACAAGATACTAATAGACTTGCAAGAGGCGGAGGAGTTATTCCAGTACCATTAAAAACTGAAAGTGGAACAACATCTGAAGATTCTCCATCATTAAATTTTAAAAGAAAATCAAGAACAAAAGACGTACCAATAGCTAGAGCTGGTGATATGACAACCAGTATTGCTAATACTACAAAGAATAATGGTATATATGATGAAGAGCCAATATGGCATGAACCAAATCCTAGATATGGCGGAGTTGCAGATAGTGATACAGAATACTTAACGACAGTAGAGCTTAGTTCTTCATATCCACATAATCACGTTAGAATGTCTGAGTCTGGTCATGTTGAAGAATGGGATGATACACCAACAGCTGAACGATTACATAAATTTCATAAGTCTGGTACATTTGAAGAAATACAGCCTGATGGTACTAAAGTTGTTAAAGTAGTTGGTAGTAATTATGAGATT